AGTAAGTGTGGTTTGTTGAGCATCAACAATACCAACAATATTCATTACTACTTCTTGAGGAGTGTCTTTATTCAAGAAAACAGTAAAGTTAGAAGTAATTTCTGTAGCAGAATCCCAATCTTCTACAATACCATTGACCGAACGTGTACATTCAATAAACTGGTTAAGAGACTTTTCTTTATATTGAACTACTTCAGCAGAAGATCCAGATCCAATTACAAATTCGCCGTTTCTTTCGGGCCAACCAATTGTTGAGTCAACAGTAATAATACTTTCTGTAGTATTCAGTGGTTCTGCAAGACGAGTTTTATAAGGAACTGTAAATGATCCCTGAATAGTCTCTTCAGACAAAACAAGTTCAAAAATTTCTACATCAGATGTTTTAATAGAAATATAATTTTCAACTAAAGCACTTGCTGCCAAAACATTAGGATCCGCAATATCTGCTTCTTGAACAATTAAAGCATCTCTAATATCCTGAGGATTGCCACTTACTAAAGTGGCACGAAGAATCGTGTCAATCGACCAAGTAGCGGCAGAAGGTTTAATAATCTGATCTTTAGGATATGAGATTGAAACGGTCTCACCATAAAGAAGTTTAAACAAATACGCAATACTAAAAGATGTTCCCTTTGATGAATAAAAATCTTTAATAGACTTAATTGCATTACGAACATCGATTTTTTTATAATCGAGTTCGGGAACATCAGGAAGGAATTGTTCAGTATACTTATCAAGGAGTCTCTTGATAAACAATGAGTCTAAACATTTTACTTCGGTATCAACTGCAGCAGATTGTGCAGTAGTATTATTGGAAAACTGGGCATTGCCAGTTTCAGTATAAGAAGTTATGCCACTTGCGGCTCTGGCACATCCAACAAATGCCGCTTTGTCATAATCTTCGCCAGGTTTTTGAATTAAAAATCCAGTAACTTCACTCAAACCAACTTCAGCAGATGCTTCTGCAGAGGGTGGAGATTGAATAACAATTTTAGGAGGTGCATCTGCACTATATCCAGCACCAAAATCTGTAACATTGATATCGGTAATCGCGCCGTTAAAAATAGACGCAACAGCTTTTGCTCCTTCACCACCAGAATAGTTACCTTGACCATCTACTCGGGTATCAACAATATAAACAGAGGGAACTTCATCATATCCGCTACCACCACTCAAAAGTTCAATACCAACTACTCTTCCATTAGAATCTACCTTTGTTTCTAAGACTTGAGCACCAACTGGATCAATAATTGCAATTCTGGGTGTGGTCTCATAACCTTGTCCAGCATTAGCTACTGTAATGCCAGTGAGTTCACCTGTATCGGAAATTGTAGTGGTAAAACTAGCTCTAATTCCATTAAGTCCAGTAGGTTCATCAATGTAAACCGCAGGAGGAGTAGTATAACCAAAACCTTTGTCTGCAATAGGAATTGTGCCACTAATAGATCCACTAACGATAGTAATATCACCAATTTTAGCACCACCAGGTTGCTTAAAAGTAATTCTAGGAGTAAATGTATATCCAGAACCAGAACTTGTAAGAGTTAGACTTGTAATTTCACCATTACTTACTGTTGCCGTAGCAGTTGCAGCAACAGCACCAGTTTTTGTGGGTGTCTGTACTTGAACAACAGGAGGATTGGTGGAACTATATCCTTTACCACCAGAAAGAAGAGAAATATTTTTTAGACCATTGACAAGTGATCTAGCAGATCCACCTTCACCATTTTCACTATTGATGGAAACTTGGGGTGGATATTCAAAACGATATTGCGAACCACCTTCTTCAACTTTAATAGAAGTCAGTTGACCATCATTGTCTACACGAGCAAATGCTTTAGCACCAGATCCAAATGAAGGGATTGGCGCTTCAATCGAGTACAGGGAAAGAGTTCTACCATTGGTAGGAGCAACATTAAAGATAAAAGTATCACTATCAATGAAAAAATCTACCCTAGGACTTAAAAGACGTTTATCATAAACTGCAATCAAATATTCATCAACAGTGGGTTCATATTTTTCGCTATTTCTAGTTAATTTAAACGAAGTTTTACCGTCTCCAAAAGAAGATGAGATATTATCTAATGCAACAATACTATTTTCAATAAATCCGTCAAGATAAGTAATATAGGTTTGAGAAACATCATCAGAAGGCAGTTTAGTTCTAGGTGCCG